GAGGCACTGTACACTGCAGGTGACCTGATCGCCCGCTGACCCTGTAGACTAACCACAGATCAAACGAACCGAGCATGGCACTCTACAACATCGCAACCGATCTCAAGACCCGCCAGACCGTATGGGTCAGCACCAACGTGGTGAAGGGTCGCCCTCAGTTGAACTCCCATCGTGATGACCGCCTAGGCGCATCCCTGGCACAGGCAGGCATCGATGGATTCTCTGCTGCTGAACTGGCAGGGTTGCACACAGACTATCAGGGCAAGGGGTGACCCCCCATCCTAGCACACCCCCATTTCTCTACTATGAACATCAAAAAGTACGAGCGATCTGTAGATGAAATCATGTCACGTTATGGATTCATCTTTCACAGCAAAGGGAAGCACATTAAATACAAGCACACGAAATTAAACATCATTCAGGTATGCTCTGCAACGCCTAGTGATAACTATGCCCTCAGCATGATTGAGCGTCAATGTAGAAGATCAGTAGCGGCAGCACAGTGATAGCGAGGGGCAGTTAATTTGCCCCTTTTTTGTTATAGCGAAGCGGCCGAGCGGGTCCCATATTGCACCTCCCCTAACCTACAAAAGTATCCAGACGAGCGAGAAATATGCTAAAATAAAAAATTCCCCCAGAAAAAATCATGAGAAAAGGTCAAAAACTTTCCATGGGTACTCGCAGATGGCAAGCTACCCAGGAACGAAAATTGCTTCGTCAATTCTATGAATTCCAAAAAAATTCCCGCCAAAAAAATCGCCAGAAAAAGTCGTCCAATAAATATTCAAGTAATAGTAGTTTCACACAAGTACTGAAAGCATTATGGAACCTAATTTCCAGGATTTTGAAAATATTTTAGATAACTTTGATGCCTTCTGTGACGAGTTTGAAAGTCGCGCCGCAGAAGCATTCCTACGAGGAGATCAGAATGATGGAAGAGTTACAAAAGCAGCAGCAGAAGTTGGAGAAAGCACTCCTAGTGCTGTCCGAGAGATTGCAGAACCTGGACCAACGGATATCGCAGCTGGAGCGCCCTACATTGATGTATCGTCGTCCTATGTCGAGTGACTATGAAAGTCTCTCAGACACTCTAGATTATTTGCATAATAATGTAGAAGGAATTAAGAAAGATTTAGGAAACCTCGCAAGATCAGTCTAATGGCAGTACCTTGGATTAATCTCTTAGCACCATCGATGGGCGGCATAGGACCGATTGAGTTGGTTGATGTTCCGAAGTTAAATGAACTCAAGGCGAAGAATGGCGTACCATTTTATGCAGGGAGATTTTATCCGAAAGATTCCCAATCAATCATCAGTGAACTGAACTTTGGGTTGATATCGGAAACACCTCCCTGGCTTTGCTGGGAACCAATATTATCCACACAGATTTGGATGGTGCCAGTCTTAGAGGATGAGAGAATTATATCGACAAACACCCAGGTTGTACGCATCGATGTTTGGCCAAGGGATGAGGAGACCGAGGAAGATATCGGATCATGGGAAAATACCACATGGGATGATCAAATGCAGGGCGAGTTATGGGGGAATATTAATCTAGGTCCATTTGCAGTAGGTCCTACGAATGATACAATTGACCCTGGAATTATTGTGCAACAGAACAGTGTTTCTCCAGTATTGTTTGCAGGTTACGTTGGTATCTCAACGATTACTGGGTATGTCTCCGAGTATGGTTTTTATGATCAAGAGTTTATGACTGTGAATGGTTTAAAGTATGGTCAGGCACAGTATCAAGGTAAGGCGAGACAATATAATGAAGACAAGTTTCTGAATAAGGAAGAAGAGTATCAAGAAATTTGGAGATATCGTAGTGATGGTATATGGGTCAAGAAGGACGCCGATTTAAACTCGGGCGGCAAACTTGAATTTCCGATTGGATCAAATGGTTATCCCAGTGGTGGATATTTTAAAGAAGTGAATGCCGCAGATAGATCGCAGTGGGTTATCTCCGATAAAACCAAAGCAAAGCGTTACGGTAATGATAAGTGGGACTTCTATACTCAAGTTTATGACGGAGAAGGCGGTCTATGTAAATTACCAAGCATTGGTGTATTTTCTGGATACCGTCCAACTAAATTAGATACGATTGTATATACGATCAAGGTATCATGTCAGACCATTGTAGTACCAGATGATCCGACGCCTGGTAGTGTAAAGGAAGCATTGAAATCATATAGCAACGAAGCAGCTGAAACTTTTGGTAGTAATTTAACAAATAATGTATGGTTTTTCTATATGCCAGTTAGGTATAATGGAAACTTGCAAGCAGAAAGAACAGAATATTTGTTACAAAGAGCAGCAATAAATATCAGTGAGAACCTACTCTGTAAAGTAGAATAATGCCAATACCAATAGCATTAGCTGGTCAAGGGTTCTATGGAACTCACGATATTCACATTCCACCAACATTTGACACACCAAATGTTGCATACTCTGGAAATGTCATTGTAAATGGAAGAAATGTGCATCGTGTTGGAGATAAGTCAGAAAATCACACAATACCACCGCCATTGCCTCCTACATGGCACCCAGAGTTCATTGTAAGTGGTACTGCTGCAAATGTAATTGTCAATGGAAAACCAGTTGCAATTATTGGTGCTCTATGCACAACTGGGTTTCCAGTTTTGTTGGGAAGTTATTCTGTCTTTTTAGGTGGTGCAATTGCTCCTCCACCAGAAGAATTGCCAATTGAAACATAAATGTGTTATAATATAAAAGTCATTTGAGGTAAGTATGGCAGCAAAATCAAAAGTTGGTTTAGTAAAGACTGGTTATAAAGAAGGAGCACCAAAGAAGACCCGTCAAGGTCGCTCCCAGAATACTCATCTAGGTGCTAGTTCACGTAATGGTCGCAAGAAGCGTTATCGTGGTCAAGGCAAAGGATAAATAATTCTAGAGATAGCAACCTCTCTAAAAGTTCTGGAAACAGTTCTTTAGAGAGGTTTTTTATGGGACTACACCCAGTTGACAAAAGTAAAGATTTTATTGATGAAGGCATGACGCTAATCACCGAGACAGATAGTGAGAGGCATCTGAAGGCATACAAGAAGATGAAAGCAAAAGAAGAGTTATATCCAATTCCAGAAGATCGTTATGAACGCCCATGTGGTGGTCCTGGTGGATTTGATGACTTTGTAGAGCGTTGGCACGAGTGAATAAATAATAGCAGCCTTGCTGTGTCTAAATGCCCGAATTTCAGACGTTCAAAGATTTGAGCGTTACTTTTAAGAAGCATCCAGTCACCGATGATCTTGTCACGGTGAAGGATAAGAGTGCAATTGCACAATCTATTGTTAATCTTCTTCTTACTAATAAGGGCGAAAGATTATTCCAACCAAATTTAGGTTCTGGAATATATCGTAGTTTGTTTGAACCATTGGATTATGGTACAGCTGGTCTTATTAGATCAGAAGTTGCCGATGTACTAGAGCGATATGAGTCAAGAATTGTTGTCAGAAAAATTGTCTGCATACCAGATTTTGACAATAATGGTTATTCAATTGAGATTACTTATGAAATTCGTGGAAGAGAAGACACACCAGTAGCAGTAGAATTCTTTCTAGAGCGTACTCGATAATGCCATATACTCAACTCGCTAATTTAGATTTCACAGAAATCAAAACTGCTCTGAAAGAATATCTCAGAGCACAATCAGAATTTACTGATTATGATTTTGAGGGATCGACATTATCTAATTTGCTCGATGTACTGGCATATAACACCTACTACACGGCGTTTAACACCAATATGGTAGTCAATGAACTATTCATTGATTCTGCCACCTTGAGAGACAACGTAGTGGCACTTGCGAAGCAATTAGGATACAGACCAAAGAGTGCAACCTCACCAATAGCTTATGTTTCTTTTACAGTATCATATACAAATCCAACAACTGATACTCAGTTAGTATTGAAAAAGGGAACTGGTTTTGTTGCTTCATATGATAATTCTTTATATCAATATGTTGTTCTAGATGATGTAAAAGCACAAGTCTCAAATCAGACCGCAGTTTTTACTAATGTACCAATACGCGAAGGAACTCAGTTAACAAATACGTTTACAGTTAACACATCACTTGCCTCACAAAAATTTGTATTGGATAATCCTAATATTGATACTAATACGATTAAAGTGAAAGTGTATCCAGCAGGAGGATCATTTTCTGAACCTTACTTGGTATCAGACAATATTCTTGGTGTTGATTCCACATCAAAAGTATTTTTCTTGAATGAAATTGAAGACGAAAGATATGAAATTATTTTTGGTGATGGAGTATTAGGCAAAAAGTTAGAAAACAATACACAAGTAGAAGTTTCGTATCTAGTAACTTCTGGACCAGCATCCAATGGAGTAAGAACATTTGTATTTTCTGGTGTTTTGGAAAATATTGATGGAATAGTTCCTGGTGGATTTACAGTTACGATTAATTCCACAGTTGCTTCATCTGGAGGAGAGGAAATTGAATCCACAAAGAAAATTAAGTTTAATGCTCCTAAAACATATGGCACACAAAATCGCGCTGTAACTTCAAGTGATTATAGTGCCATTGTTCGTAACATTTATCCAGCTACAAGTGATGTAATAATTTTTGGTGGAGAAGATCAAGTTCCACCACAATATGGAAAAGTATTCATTGTATTAAAACCAAATGATGCCTCATATTTAACTTCTTTGACAAAGAAAGAAATTATCAAAGAACTTAAAAAATATGTTATTGCATCGGTTGAACCAGTAATTGTAGATCCTTCAATTCTATACGTTGAATTGAATAGCAAAATTTATTACAATTCTTCTATTACTTCAGATACTCCTTCTCAAATTAGAGATAAAGTAATAGGAGCATTACAAAACTATATTGAATTATCAGATATAGAAAAGTTTAATGGTAAATTTAGATATAGTAAAAT